GAATGCCTCCGCCTCATCATCAACGTGCCGCCCCGCACAGCGAAGAGCACCGAGGGCACGATCTGCTTTCCCGCCTGGGGATGGGCACGGGATGCGCGGCACAGGTTTCTGACGGCCAGTTACTCGAGCGACCTGAGCCGGGAGCACAGCAGCAAGCGCCGCAACCTGATCGAGTCTCCCTGGTTCAAGTCGCTCTGGCCGATGGCCTTCAGCGACGACACCAACCGCGCCGATCAGTACAAGAACGAGCAGCAGGGCGAGATGATCGCCACGTCGGTGGGCGCGACGGGCACGGGGCGCGGCGGCGACACGCTGATCTTGGACGACGGCCTGAGCGCAGACCAGGCGCAATCCGAGGCCGAACGCAAGACGGCCCATGCGTGGTTCCGCGAGACCTTCCGCACCAGGTTGAACGACCCGGCAACGGGCGCAATCGTGGTGATCGAGCAGCGGACGCACCACGAGGACATTACCGGCTGGCTGTTGAAGAACGAGCCGGGGCAGTGGAAACAGGTTGTCATCCCGCTGGTGCAGGACGCGAAGACAGACCTCGAAGTCGTCTTCCCGGTCACCGGCCGCAAGTGGGAACGCAAGGTTGGCGACGTGCTGCAGCCTGAGAGGCACACGCCGGCAGTGGTCGCCGCGCAGATGATTCACCGGCGCACCTTCGAGACCCAGGCACAACAGAGGCCGAGTCCGGAGGGCGGCGACATCTGCAAGCGGGAGTGGTGGCAGTTTTATCGGGCCGTGCCGGATGAGTTCGACCAGGTAATTGACTCCTGGGACTTGACGTTCAAGGACGCCAAGGATGCGGACTTCGTCGCCGGGTTCAAGGTTGGCATCAAGGGAGCGAGGCGCTACTTCCTCGATGCGATCCACGGGCGCATGGGATTCACCGCGTCGAAGGATGCGGTCAAACGGCTTCGAGTGAGAGAGCCGGTCGCAAGCCGGGTGCTGATCGAAGACAAGGCCAACGGGCCTGCGGTGATCGATTCGCTTCGGTCCAGTGTTCCGGGTCTGATTCCGGTCGAGCCGACGGGGAGCAAGTTTGCGCGGGCAGTGGCAGCGACGGGAGACATCGAGGCCGGGAACTGCTACCTGCCCGATGTTGAGGTCTATCCGCAGCACCGCGTGTGGGTGGATGAGCTGATCGAGGAGTGGGCCAACTTTCCGAACTATCCCACCGACGACATGGTGGACGGCAGCGACCAGGCCATCAACTACACGAGGTCGGCCATGGGCAATATCGCCGACTACTATCACGAGCGGGCCGCGGCTGCGGAAGCCAAGAAGAACCCGCCCAGAGCGCCGGAAGCACCGAAGGCGCGGGAATGGTCCGAGGCTCTGCGCACCGTGCGCATGGGCATCCTGCCGCCGGGCGAATTGCCGGTGGATGAGGTCAACGACTGGATCGCACTCTGCGAAGAGCAGGGGCAGCATGACGCCGCGGAAGTTGCGCGCGGGGTGCTCAAACAAGCCGAAGGAGGCTAACTATGCACTACAAGAATGGGCGTGAAGCAAAGAACGGCGACAAGGTTGTATGGATCCCTTCCTATGGTTCGCCGGTGGTCGGAATTCTGTACGACGCGGTCGCTGGCAACGACTACTGCAATGGAAAGATCGCGCCGAGTTCGCCGAACGATCCCTGCCCAAACCTGAAGGAGTGTTTGCATCTCGACGACGTGCTGGCCGCCCTCACGGTCAATGGCGCACCCGACACATCGAAGCCCGTCGTCGTTTCAGCGGACAGTAGCCAGAGCAGGCAGGGGCGTTCTTCGGGACGCCTTTTCCATTGGAGGCAATAGTGGAACTTCCCAGGCGCATTACACCACCGCAGCCCATCGGCACCATGGCGCGCGTTCTGACGCTCAAGGGCCTCATGAAGCCGCGCGACGACCTCAAGGGGGAAGATCCCGAAGTGGTTCGGCTGGTGCGTGAACAGAACAAGGACGTTTACTTCCGCGACAAGCATGGCTCGTTGCGGCGCGTGTTTCCGAAGCGGGGTTGAGCATGGCCACTGAAATCCAAGTAGCAGCGGACCGTCCGAGTCTGATCGACCGCCTGCGCTCCGCATGGCAGGGATGGTACGACCCGTCCGCGCCGATCCCGCCGGTGGCACCCGCTGGAACGCCTCCGCGCCAGTTCGATTACCCGCTGGTGCTGAACCAGACCTGGCTCCCGCGCGCCGGCGAGAAGGTGGGCTTCCACCAATTGCGCATGATGGCCGACGGCTGCTATCTCATCCGCGCCATCATCGACAAAGTCATTGCCAGGATCATCACCAAGAACTGGCACTTCCGGCTGAAACCCCAGGCTGGCGAGTACATGGCGCAGACCAAGGATCGGTCGAACAAAGACCCGCGCATCCAGGCTCTGACCAACTTCTTTCAGATGCCCGATTCGACGCACAGCTTCCCGGTGTGGCTGGGGATGCTGCTCGAAGACCGGCTGGTGATCGACGCCCCCACCCTCGAAGTGCAGCGCACCCGCGGCGGCGACATCTTCAACCTGATGCCCGTCGATGGGGCGACCATCAATGTCCTGATCGATAACACCGGGCGCCGCCCCATGTACCCGCTGCCCGCTTACCGGCAGATCGTCAAGGGACTGCCCGCTATCGACTTCACCACGCGCGACCTGATTTACATGCCCGGCAAGGTCCGCAACCATAAGCTCTACGGCTATTCGCCCGTCGAGCAGACGCTGGGCATCATCCTCACCCTGATTTACAAGACGGTGATGCACCAGGACTGGTACGACGAGTCGAACATCCCGCTCGCGTACATGACCATGCCCGAGAACATGAGCACGACAGAGATTCTGCGGCTCATCCGGGAGATTCAAGCCTCGAACAACGGCAATCTCGAAGAGCGCGTGAAGATCCTGCCCGTGCCCAACGGCGGCAAGGTCGAACTGCTCAAGAAGGAAGAGTTCCAGCCCAAGTTCGAAGAGTGGTGCGCGCGCATCTTCGCTTACGTGATGGGCGAAACGGCGACGCCGTTCGTGCAGCAGAACAACCGGGCCACGGCCCAGCAGTCAGACGACACCCGCGAGGAATCCGGCGAGAAGCCGCTCACCTTCTGGGTGAAGAACGAAATCGACCAGATCGTGCAGCGGCGCGACCTCTTCAATGCGCCCGACATCGAGTTCGTCTACGACGAGGAAGCTGAGACCGACGCTCTCAAACAGGCGCAGGTCGATCAGATCAACGTGGCCATCGGGACGCGCGTCGCTGATGAGTTACGCCAGCGCGACGGCCTCTCGCCGCTCTGGGAAGACTCGGGCGGCAACCCACCGCAGCCGTCCATGATGGTGGCCACCGAGGAAGACCAGGACGAGCCCGGCGACGACGACCAGGGCGGCGGCAAGCCCAAGCCGAAGAAGGACGGCAAGAAGGTAAGCAAGGCGGCGGTCGCTCAAAAAAAAACTCTACACCGCTACTGATTGACCCGGCCCACTTCGGGCCGAAGCGCAGAGCAGCCACCGACCACATCGAAGCGACGCTGAAAGGCTTCTTCGCCGCACAGCGCGTCTCGGTGAGCCGGGTGATTGAGAAGTACCTACCCGGCGTGCACAAAGCCGCAGGCGATACCACGCCGCCCGATGTTGAGGCCATCCTGGCCGCAATCGACTTCAGCGTGTGGGATGCGCTGGCCAGCCAAATGAAACCCGACCTCGAAGCGACGGCGCAGGAGGCCGTTACGACGGTCTTCGCCACGCTGAACCTGAGCACCGAAGGCTCGGACCTGTTCAACCTGTCCGATACCCAGGCGCTTGAATACGCCGAGATGCGCTCGGCAGAGCTGGTCGGCAAGAAGTGGGTGGATGGCGTTCTGGTGGACAATCCCAGCGCGCAGTGGGCCATCACCGAGACAACCCGCGAGGATCTGCGCGAGATGATCGGGCAGGCCTTCGCCGAGCAATGGACGCCGGCACAACTCGCCCGGCACATCGACGAGTCCTTCACCTTCTCCGCCGGCCGCGCGGAGATGATCGCAGAGACCGAGACGGCCTTTGCGCAGACAGCGGCCACGGTCCAGACCGGAAAGAACCTCGGGGCCACAACCAAGTCGCTGTCGATGTCGAACCTGCATGACATCGACGACGAGTGCGATCTGGCGCAGGCGGCCGGGCAGATTCCGATTGACGACCCGTTCCCCGACGGCGCATTGCATGTCCCCCTTCACCCGCGCTGCTGTTGCGTGGAGATGGTCCACGTTCCAAAGCCCACAAAGGAGCCCGACAATGATTAGCCGGATTTGGAAGGGCCTCTGGGAAGACAAGCCGAAGTGCAACGCCGAAATGAAGCTCGGCATTCAGGTCTTCCGTCACATTCACTGCCAGCTTCCCAAGGATCACGCGGGCAGGCACCAGGCCAACGCGCTCACCCAGTGGCCGCACAAGCCCGGCGAGCACTGCCCCGGAGGGCTAGAGGACTTATGAGCAAGCCAATTATGAAAAGCCTCTTCTGCCGCATCTCCAAGGTGGATGAAGAGAAGCGCACAGTGACCGGGATCGGCGCATCGGAAGCCATCGACGCCGAGGGCGAGATTTTCGACTATGCCAGTTCCAAGCCTTACGTCGAGGCCTGGTCGGAAGGCGCGCAGCAGCGGTCGCAGGGTAAGAGCTTCGGCAACGTCCGCGAGATGCACCAGCTTTCGGCGGTCGGCAAGCTCTCCGAGCCCATCGTCTACGACGACGAGCAGAAGTTGCTCATCCTCACCAGCTACATCTCCGACGACGTGGCGTGGCAGAAGTGCCTCGACGGCACCTACACCGGGTTCTCGATCCGCGGCCCCGTCGTCGGCGACAAGTGGTCGGATGGCACGAACCCCGGCGTCAAGCGGTACAGCTGCGCTCCCATCGAATTCAGCGTGTGCGACCTTCCCTGCAACGAGGAGGCGGTCTTCACCGCGGTCAAGGCTGGGGGCGTCACCGAAGAGCGCAAGTTCAAAACGGCCACGGCCGTAGAAACGGAGGCCGAAGTGGCCAAGCAGACAGTTGCAAAGAGTCTTTATCAGATCGGCGACCTGGCCGACATTCTCGGCTGGATCACCAACTTGCAGGGCAACACGAAGTGGGAAGCGGAGATCGAGGGCGACAATTCCCCCATCCCCGCCAAGCTCAAATCGTGGATGGCCGAGGGCGTCGATCTCCTGGTCGAGTTGGCCCGCGAGGAAGGCTCCGAGGCTGTGTCGGCCATGAAAGCCGCTCTCGCCGAGCGCGCGCCGAACGCGGTCGCGAAGGCCAAGAAAGACCCGGTCGCGAAGTGCACCAAGGCGCTGGGCTCCATCGGCGAATGC